TCTTTTAAATATATCTTACGCTTTCTTTTATCAATAGCTACTTCAGTAAGACTGTCAGGGTCTACACTAAAACCAAAGTCCATACCGCAGGAAGTCTGAAGTCCATCAGGATTAAATTCTCCTATTGACCAATTCTCAAAGACTACTCCTTCTGCTTTATCTAACCAACCCCCTAAGATTTTGTGCTGATACTTTTTAAAGTTTCTGTGCTTTATGCTCTTAATACGCTCTAGGAAGCTCTGTGAGAGGTTTTCTTTATTGTCTCGGTAGTTGGTGTGGATATAGCATACATTGTCTTTAAAGCCATTAAAACCGCCTTCTATACCTTTGTCCTCAAAAAACCTTTTATATATCCAATGTTCTTTAGTAACAGGATTGAGTATAAGTATAACCCTGTTATGTATTCCCTTTTCCCTAATACTTAAATCAATAGTGTCAAAGATATTCTCGTCTACAAGTTCTTCAGCTTCATCAAGTACCCAAGTGCTTATTCCTTGTAATGACTTTAGACTTGCTGTCTGATTACCTGCTGAAGTTCTAATTCCTCTAAATAATATATCTGAGTTATTCTTTGTATTAACTACTTCTTTTTTATTAATGCTAAACACTTCATCAAACCCTAGAAGCCCTATCTTTTCCAAGAACTCAGGAATGATTGATAAGTGAGCTGAAGTCATTGTGAAACGAGTAAAGAGTATTCTAATCCCTTTAGTCATAGTCAGTAAAGTTAAAAAAACTGTTACAGCAAAAGACTTACCTGAACCCCTACCACCTGTAATTATAAAGTATCTAGCGTCAGAATTAAATAAAGGATTGTATTTCTTATTCAGTATCAGTGTCTACAAATGTTATTACAGGCATATTGATTACCTTATCACCTGAAGTTATATCTAACTCGGACTTCTCTACATATCCTCTACGCTTTCCCTTAGTCTTTAAGAAAAAGATTGTAGCTGATGTTGAGCCGTCTCCTATCTGTTTATGTAATTGGCTTTCTCCAAAGTCTAATGCTATATTTTCAATGTCCTGAACTTGTTTAGCAAATTCCTCATCTTCATTTAGCCATTTATAATATGTTGAACGTGGAACGTCTGCTGACTTACAAGCAACTGTTACAACTCCTAATGAGCTTTCTAAAGCTTTCAAGATACTTTCCTTTTTTATGTGTCTACTTTCGTCCATATTATATTCCTTTAAATGCTTTTAATGGGTAGAAGATTAAGCTGTTTCTATACCCATTTTCTGCTATTGGTTTTATTGGTGTTACTCCGTGTACGTTTCTCCAAGCAGGGTAGACTAACATTGAGTTGTCTGCTTGTTCAAATGTTAGGTTATAGTCAGGCACGTTTAAGCAACCTCCGTTTGAGTTGTTTCTTTTTGTGAGGATTATATTTACTGTTCCTTTGATGTTTCCTGTATCTCTGTGAAATGGTGCTGATATGTTAAAGTTAGATATACTACTCGTGTACATTGTTCCAAACTTCCATTCATCTTTTACATCTGCAAATAGTTCTTGTTGTCTTTCGTATATCTTAGGAGTTATTTCTTTTATGATTTGTTCTGCTTCTAAACAAGCTCCCCACATTGCTTTAATAAATGTTTGTGCTTTCTTATCCCTGTGAACTGCTGATATGTTAGGGTAAGGTCTACGCATAACAGGGTTAGGAGCAATAGAACCAAGTATAGTGCTGTATTGACTGCAACCTAAAGCCCTTGAAGCTGCTCTGCTATGTACTTTAGTTTTGTCTTTCTCATTTGCTATTGTGCTCATTCTATCCATAATAGTTTTAGGAACATTATCTCCCCTGAACTCTTTAGCTGCAACTGCCAACAACATACTCAACCTTTCGCTATACTCCTTTACATCTTTAATATAAAAACCTACTATCTCCCCATCAACTTCTAATAAGCAATCTTCTTTTATGTTTGGTTCATAGTAAGGACAGTCTTTACCTATCTTAATATTGTGTTCTACCTGCTCTAATTTAATTGTTTTCATTTTATTATTTTATTTAAACTCTTTGCAAATGCTTTGTAATTTATTTTTACATCAACTTTCTTATTTGTCTTATATAATTTTGTATAGGGATGCCATTTCTTTGTCATTTTCTCTGCCCATTTATAGTCTTGTTTATCCTTATACTTTTCGTGCAAACCACCTTTATTACTTCCAACTGTTGGTGTGCTGAAACCAATCTTTAAAAACTTTACTATTCCGTTACCTTCTTTTATTGTTTTTAATGCAAAGTCCTTATCTTCTTTAGTATCTTTACTGTAGTTCCAATCAATTTTATTTACATTCATTAAAATACAAGCTTCAACTGATGCTTTATTAATTACATAATCTTGTTTTGCCGTCCATATTAATTGCTTATTATTTATACCATACAATTCAAAGGGAAGTTGATTTGCCTTTTGAAATATGTTTATCCATACATCTGCTCCAACTTTTATATTCTTTCCATTTCTATATTCGTAAAAAGAATTGATGTCATCATCACACATTATAATCCATTGATGATTATTTTCTTTAGCATATTGTAACATAAAGTTTCTTACATAAGATATTCCTTGATTATCTTTTTGTATATTTATTTTATTCGGAACTTCATACAAATCAAATTCTTTAGGTTCAATAAAGTGTTTTACTTCTATTCCTGCTTCTTCAAACAATTTGTAAGTCTTTGTATTTAATCTTCCTTTAGTTGGTATAAAACAAATCATCTATTGTTTAAAAGCATTTAAAACGATTAACCCTACATTCTTCCCTTCCTTTCTTGCTGTGTTTATTAATAATACAGCTTCGTCATAATGCTCAGGTTCAAATTCAATTTGTATTGCTCTCTTTACTGAAGCTTCTTTATCTTGTAAAGTTGAGCCTAAGTCTAAATCTTCTAATACAGAATAATCTACTGCTTCTTCAGGTTGCCAAACATCCATTCCCCATTCACCTAACTTTGCGTTATCCCATTCATTTCCTAGGATATCCCAATCCCATTCTCCAAATCCTACATTATCCTTTACAATAAATTCTTCTTTCTGTTCTTCTGTCAAGCCCTTTGCTATTTTAACAGGCACTTCTTTTAGCCCTGCTGCAACACAAGCTTTGTATCTCATATTACCACCTAAGATAACATTGTTCTCGTCAAGTATTATTGGTCTTAGGTCTAGCATTTCAGGAAAATCCTTAATAGACTTTACAAGTTTTTGAAATTTAGCTTCCTTGATTATTCTAGGATTGCTTTCGTTTGGTTTTAATTCGTTGATTTTTAGTTTCATAGTATATAATAGAATTGTTGTTAATTTATTTTATTCAGCTTTACTTCTTATCTTTTCTGTTGCACCTTCCCAAAGCTTGTCTCTTTTCATACTTAGAGTAGGCTCAGTTCTTTTAAGGTTGGGCATACCTTCTGTTGGTTTGCTATCCATATACTTGCCGCAACTGCATTCAGCTTCTTTGCATACCCACTTTTTATCTCTTAGGACTATTGTAGCTTTGCCAACTTCTTTTTCTTCTTTACCACATTCACAACTATACTTAGTCATTGTGTAATCTGTCTAGTTCAAAGTGTAAGTGGTTTATTGCTTTCTGTATATCTTGTTCAGCAGGGTTACCTTCTTTTTTACCTGCTCTTAATAAATAACTGATTGCAGTTCCTAAGTTGTAGCTATCAGGTTGAAAGTCCTCTACTACTTTTCTAGCTGAATAGCCATACTTCTTTCCAGTATAGTAACTTGGTTCAGGAGTTGCTTTATAATCTAAGTCTATTGGCATAGTTTCTAGGTTTTTAATTAGTTTTTCGTTCTGTGTCATTTGTTAATAGTTTAAGTAATTGATGTGGTGTATATATTCTACTATCTCCGTCATAGTTTTCAAAGATACAAGTAAAATTATCGTTCTCCCAAGTCCAAAGACTTCTGACGTTCTTTTTAATATGGTTGTTCAATATCCATTTAATTGTTTTGTAAGTTCTTTTCATATCTATTATTTTAGTTTTAAATACGCTAAGGGTTCAGAAAAAAATAAGAAAATAACCACTTTGTTATTTAAGTTAAGTTTAGCCCTTAGCATATTCATTATATAATTTTTTTATTCCATCAAAGCAAGTTGAAATACAAGAGCCACAATTTGTTCTAGGACTGTAGTTAGTATTAAAAATTGTATTGTATGTTTCAATCATTCTTTTTTTAGCTGCTTGGTCTTTTGCTCTACCTGTTTTTAAGTCTTTCCACATATCTAAAATTTCGTCAACTATTTCCTGCGGTAAACTTTCAGGTGTTTCTACTTCTGTTGTTTTATCCCAATACTTCTGAGGACAAGCCATAGGTGCTATTCGTGCTTTCACTTTCATAAAGCATTTACAAATGGAGCAATTTCCTAATAAAGATTTATAGTAAACACAACCCTTACAAATAGTAATTCTATCTTCATAGACTTCGTTAGGTACAAAGAACTTATTCATTCAATTCCTTTTTAAGTATTTCTCTTACTTTATCTATTGTAGTAAATAAACTGTTTCTGCTTATTCCTGTTTTCTTAGCTAGACTGTCTAGTGTCTCCCCTGAATAATAAAGCTCAAATATTTTCTTATCATACCAAGTTTGCTTATCTAATACTTTGTCTATTTCTTCTAGCTTCGTCCACTTATATTCTTCTTCTTGATTAGGTAAGTTTGATATATTTTTATTATTAGCACGGTCATAAATATACCCATCATCATCAAAAGTTGAAGTAGCGTTATAACTAAAATTATCAATATGTGTATAATATTTTTTATACTTATAATAAAAAGGACTTCTTGTACTTGTTAGGCTTCTTCTTAATACTACAGCACCGTAACCTTTAATTCCTTTAATGCCATCTTTTTCGTAAATGTTTTTTAATGTGTCAGGGTTCATCTGAAGAAAATATAAGAACATTTCTTGACAAGCATCATTAATAGCTTCTTCATCTTGCGTTATACCATAACACATATTTCTAAAAAAAGAACTTAGATTAGATATTTCTGCGTATATCTCAGTCATTTACTTGTTCTAAAGCGTCAATTTTATCTACTACATCAAAAACTATTTCACTTAAGATAGTTTTATAAGCTCTAAGTGTAGGTGCGTTGGTTTTAGTTTCAAGCCCTGAGAAGAAACCATTTGTAGCAACTGATAAGTTTATAGGTATTATCATCAGCCAATCGTACCAATTGTTCTCTTTAACTCCTTTGCCATAATTGTTATGATATTCTAAGATAGTATCTACTACATCTAAAAAATTATTGTATCTAGTTTTTGAACTTATATCTTTTGCAAACTCAGTACACATAGCAATATAAGTTTCAATTATCTGCTTATGTTCTTCACTTGCATAAATCGGTTCTATCATACGTCAAAGATATAAAAAAGTTTACTCAATTCCTTTTTCTTTTTTTAACTTTTCAACAAGTGATTTGTAATAACTTATCTTTTCTTCATATTCAACACGACTTATCTTTAAAGTTGTTCTAGCTAAGTATTGTAATTCTTCAGCTTTGCCTTCTCCATATTTTCCTTCTAAAGCTAACGAAAATTTGTACTGTTCACCCCAAGCATAAACGTTGCACTTGACACATTGGACTTGACAATTTTCTTCATCAAATCTTGTAGATAAATGTTTTCTGCTTTGGAAGTGTCCGTTCTGCATACCTTCTTTATAGTGCCTGACTATTCCACAAGTGAAGCATTGGCACATTCCGTATTCATTAGCTTCTCTAAGTCTTATGTAAAGACTAAACCACTTGTCTAGTTCTTTTTTTAATTTACTGACTGTCTTTTTCATATAGACTTAATTAAATCAGCTACGACTTTCCAATCTTCATCCGTACTTGTATCTTTGTTTTTATATAATTCACGCAAAGAATTTAAAGCGTCATTAATTTTATGCTTTTTTGTTTTATTAGATTTTTTTACATTTACAGGAAGTCTATCTGTTAAATCCCATTCAATTACATTTCTTCCTGTTACTGTGCATTCTCTTGTTCTAACCTCATATATAACTCCTAAATCCCTAAGTTCAGTAAACCTAGAACTAACCCCAAATACTCCAAATGTAGTTTTTGCATTTCTTATTGCTTCTGAAGATGTGCAGGGTGCTGAAGATAATAAAGCTTCATAAACCTCAAACCTTCTTTTAGACAACAAACCATTTGCTCTTATTTCATTATAACAGTCTATTGATGTTTGTCTAGTTTTCATAGTCTTCAAATTTAGTACAGAAAATTGCTTCTAAAATACAAAGTAGAATTATTATTCCCCATACGATTGTTAATATCTTCATTTTAAAATAGTTCTGTTTGTTTAATATCTTCTTTTCTTACTATACCGAGCATTGTTTCAAAGATTG